ACCGCCTGAAGGGGCTGCACCAACTGCACCTTTACCGCCGCCACCTCCAGCATCACCATAAGTGGATGGGTTTACACCAGAACCATTTCCACCAGCATTTCCCTGGCCCGATGTTCCTGCACCTCCGGTTTTTAGACCAGCACCAGCAGAGCCACCGCCACCAGAACCACCAGTAACGCCATTACCAAAAGTCTCTGTAGCACCTCTACCACCGCCAGTAGCGGTTATGTTATCAAATACACTATTTCCACCATTTGATCCATCAGTAGGATAATTACCCCCAGTACCACCTACACCGACTGTAATTGTGAATGAAGTACCAAAGTCTTTTGCAACAGTATCTGCGAGCATTCCGCCAGCACCACCACCACCACCTGAGTCAGAGCCGCCGCCACCACCACCAGCTACTACAAGATATTCAACTGAGATTGTCATATATTATCCTATCATACTAAAAGCCGGGAACAAACGCCCCGGCCTAGAGTAAATCATCCCAATATTAATATTGTTATTTGGAGCATTGCTTTTGATTGAATTAGCGATAAACCTAAGACTATCAAGACTAACAGTAATCCAGGCAAAGGCTGCTGTGCTTACTCTACGCCCCGTATACGTAAGCACTGCTGTCTCTGTAACCATAACCCTAAGGTTAGCGGCCTCTACCTGGATTACTGCGTCCACAGTAAATTTACGCTGCTGCTGTAGTTGTAAATATCCCTGCTGCGTCCCATACAATTGAGAAAGTACCAGACGATGAAGACTGATCCGTAGCAAAGTCAACGTATGCAAGCAATGCACTTGTTGAAGCTGTACCAGTATCAACATAAATCACAGCATATCTCGCTGTAATAGTCGATGAAGTCCAGCTTACGTCAGCTGCATCGAACTTTGTTACATTGGTTCCGTTTGTATAGCCGATAGTCTTGCTAGCGAGAGTTACTCCACCAGCTGTATATCCAGTACCTGTTACCTGATTAGTTATATCGTTGAAATAATCATGAGCATCTTGGTCAGGAGTATAAGCTGAAGTAGTAAGAGCTACTTTAATAGTGTCAGTATCAAAATCAATTTCCTTATTAAAGGCTTTTGAAATCATACTTCCGTATGTTCTAGTAGTTGACATTGTCTATTCTCCTATTTCTACAAAGAGTCTTTGATAATTACACCATAAGCATCGACAAGCTTTGCGGTATCGTAGCTGTACCAAGCCATGAGGTCGAATGCACGGGCAACTACGTTATCATCAACGTCAATACCAATGTCCTTGATCCAAGCTCCGCCAACCGATTCACGGCTAAACAGAACGTTGTGTCTCTGACTTGGAGTGGCTCCACCATCATCATTCACAGAAGTGCTGATAAAGCAAGGGACACCATATGGTGCACCAACATAACCAGCATTATTAGTAAAGCCAGAACCAAAGCCCTCAACAGTTTGACGACCTACGTTAGCATAAGCTGAAGCGTCAGAGAACTCTCCGCGCATCTTAGCCCAGCTATTTGGATGCCATACCGCAAAGTATGGTCCAGGAGCATTCTGTGCTTCAAGAGTGGCAATAGCTTCACGGAAGTCCGCTGCGGTAACTGAACCAGCTGCATTAACTGATTCTGAGAAGGTCATTGCATCAAGAATGAGTGCATCTTCGTCCTGTGCGAGCGAACGACCAAGCTGATCACCATAAGGAGCAAGGTCCTGGAATGGGTCTGCATGAAGTGTACGCTTTGAGATTTGAACATACATACCGCGCTCAACAGGAGTTAACGTAACTCCGTCAGACGACATTGTAGAACTTGAAGGAGCTACGCCTTCAGTAAGTGCAGCCACTGATACGCTCTGGAAACGTGGGACCACGATTGAACCTGCGCCAGCAGGAACAGCGTATCCACGGACCAAAGGTCGCATGACTCTGTTTGCGTATGCGGCTGACTGCGCGTCAGCGGATACGATTTGACCGATAAGGTCATTAAGTGTAGAACTGTTTGAAATAGCCATTAGTTAGAATCCTTTTGATTAGATGAATTTTGGAGTAAGTCTCTGTACAAATCGCGAATATTATTGCGAGCAATTGGATCCTTCTTAATCTCATTTAAATCTCTTGTGCCAAGAGCTCCAGTTGGATAAGAACCTTCTTTGATCGCTTTATTCTGATTTGGAGAGATTGCTTTTGGGACTTTCTTAGGTTCAACCTTTTCAGTCTCAAGAACTCCAGAAACAAATTGAGGATACTTCTCCAGGAAGTTATCTACGGCTTGCGATGGAGACAGGTCAGAACTAAATCCGAACCCAATCAGGATTAGCATCAATGCCTCTTCTGATTAATTCGTTTTCAATTCTTACTGCATTTATTTGTGTCCCAAGAGTTTTATATTGATCAAGTTCTTGTTTAATTTCTTTAAGTTCAGTCCTGTATTTAGCAGCTTCTGATCTTAGAGACTTAACATAGTCTTTATCGAAACTCTCTGGTGATTCCAGATCACTCATTTTATCCTCCAGGGATAATTTATTCGGCACCATGGCCTACATATATAGTAGCACAGTATAGCATAAAAATACAATGTTATCTAAGTTTTGTATTATATGTTGGTATACTCTTATTTATTCTTACATTTAGTTTTGGTGTCCCTTGCTTCAATATGGCAGCTATATTTTTACCTGCAGCAGTTAGCGTTAAATTTTCTCCAGACCTTTCATAAAGTGATCCATAAGTTGTGTTAAACGCTGTTGCGCGTACTTTATCCTTGAGAAAACTAGGAAACATTAAAGCCGCATCTCTTCCAGCCTTTGTCGCTCCACCTGCTGCGCTATATCCAGCAACTGCAGTAGCCAAGTTTATTATTGGTTTTATTGTAGCTTTTAGGAAAAGTGGGGCAGCCCCAATATCGGTAAGCCTCAATGTGCTAAGATCTAATTGAGGTCCTGCCTTAACGGCGGCTGCAGCTGCTACAGAAGACGTGTTCATAAGCGTCAATGCTTTATTTGCTGCTGGGCTATCAAATGATTCAGCTGCTACTGTTTTATCTATACCAACAGAAGTTCCGGCCTTATCATATAATGTTCCATCGTATGAAAAAGCTGCCTTACCCAATGATAGCTCTTGTCTAATACCTAATCTTTCATTTTCAAATGTGATTAGTGATGGGATTGATGCTCCAGTCTGAGCAGCAGCGAGACGGATATTAGCTGCAGAACCAGACCCAGTCATCCCAAACATTGCTTCTAATTGAATCTCTTTTGTATATTGTCTAAATTGCTCTGGTCCGCCTAATGGACTCTGTGCAGCAGTTTTAATTCCAAGTTGTGCCCCTATTGTTGATGCGGCGCTTAATGAAGTTGCTTGTGACGCGTATACTTCATAGGTAATAGCGGAACCCTGAGTGCCAAAATTACCCTTTGCCATATCAACTGTCGTTGGCTGAAGATAAGCTGTCCTCTTAAGCATTTGCTGTGTGATTGGAGCTCTTTTTCCATCAGTTGTTACGGTCTGATAAGGATTTGGTGCTGACACCTTTACAGAACTATTATAAATCGGTTCCATATTATTTATCCTACCTGGGGATCCTCTTCTTACATGTGACATATTATACGCCTTCTTCTGGTAGTGGAATTATTGGGATCTGCTTACCCATTCTTAAAGTTGCCATTATAGTACCCCGCTATTGTTCATAGATTGATTTTGTTCTATATTAGTCAAATACTCTACTTGAGCATCTTCTTCTGTCATGTGTGGATTCCTACGCTGTATCTCATCCATTGGTGAAACTATACTTAATCTTATATCTCTCTCAAGATTATCATCTGCTGTAGAGATTGGAAGAATTGATTCTACTGGCCATTTGACATTAAGGTGAATAATCGGTTCCATTCCAGCAATCACTAATATCATTTGAGCAAGTTGCATTTCATATATTTGATATCTATTTGATTTCTCTTCAAAGACTTTCCATAGAGGGAACCATCTGACCATGAGCTCTCTACCAGACTTCCCCTCACCTCCCTCTACGGAAATGCGAGGCACGCTTGAAGAAGTATACAAGCGATCCTCGAGATATTTAATAAAGTCTAATGATTCTGTTATTTTAGGGTCTAGATTTAGAGCATTTGCGGTAGCGCCTTCTGGTATATTTATTGCTCTACCAGGATGTACTACAACTGTCTCTCCAGACTTAAAGCCACTGAACACAATTGGTGTTCCAGACTGCATCTTAATCGTATACCCAATATGGGTTATCAGCTGATTAACAGTAGCATTCAACTTACGAACAATGGTAGCCATTGGATAACCAACATATGAATTATGTACTTCTTCACCCTGGAAGTTAACAAAAGGTAAAAAGCCTAAATCATTTGGTTCTGAAGTAGACAAGTTATTACCTTCATACAATGTTACTGAATCATTAGTCCAAATCTGTTGCATGATAGATTTCTCTATTTGTGGTTGTTTGCGTCCATCTGTGCCTACTGGGGCACTATCAACAAGTTTAGAAAGTATCCTGGTGAGAGCAATAGCATCAGCGGTATTAGGATCATCATCATTTCCAGCAGAAGAAAATTCACTAGCATCATAGAGGGCCAATCTAAGTTTTCCTGGGAGAGTATCATCAGCTGTAGGGTGAATAAGCACAGAACCGGTAAGCTCAGCATATAGGTCTACCTTTCCGAGTAATGAATCTATCTTATTATCCTTATAGACTTGTTCTAGATATTTAATTGATGCGTCTGGTCCATCCCATTCTCTAACCAGCGGACGTGAATATAATAAAGAACATCTTTTGGACATAATTGGTTTTGTTATATTCATTATAATGGGAGTGACATCATCATTCATTAAGACAATATCAGATTCTTGCCTACCATAATAATAGTTCTTATTCTTTTCAGCGGCTTCTTTACGTTCCTTCTCTTCAAGGTTATATGTCTCAGAAAATGCTCTTTGAGTTGTTGACATTGGGAGTGAATCCCATGCATTAAAGTTAGTTGCCATTATTGTTCTCCGTTGCACTCTCTGCATAAGTATGGTGGTTGAGTCTTTGGTGTTTTACTAGGGAATGATCTACGACACGTCTGGCATCGTTTCATTACAACTCTAGCTCTTGAATGTAAGTCAATACCATAATTATATTGTTCTGGGACCTCAGTAATCCATTTGTTTTGATTAAATACATTTATAAAGAAGTATCTGATTGCGTCACACATATGATCATGAATGCCATCTTTCAATGCCTCTTCTTTTATTGTTTCATATTTCTGTGTAGCTTTAGTATAAGTATAGCCTGAAAGCGATCTAATTGTTTCTCTACAGTTATTAGTAACGTAGAAACGTCTCGTTCCATCAGCTGTTTTAATAAAAGAACGAACTAAAGCTATTCCAGGGGCTATCTCTGAACCCTTATTAGAAACATGCCATCTATTGTCGCCCATCCTAAGACTATCCACTGGCGAGATACCAGAAGAAAGCTCTGCTGCATTCCCTGCAGGATCAGTAAGTATTTCTTTTACTGCAGCTCTATTCAAGTTATGACTCTTTAACTTCTCAATGACCATATCTTCAATCTCATCAATACTCTTTCTACTCACATATAGTTCATCGAACTGAATAACTTGTTGCTTTATGTTATTTACGGCCATGAAGCATACAGCTGTCGGGTTAGCAAAGCCAAAGTCCATACCTAGATATATGTCCCAATCATGCCAAGAAGGAGATCCAGACTCTATTATATTCTCTTCTGTGAAGTTATCATATACAAGACCTTCTTTGGTTATAAACTCAGCAAGATACTCTTGTCTAAAGTCCATCTCAGATACAGTTGCAGCAGCCTGTCTCATCTCATCCTCAGTTATTAAAGGGTTCTTCCAGGTTGGCCAATGCTGATATAACCACATCTCATCCCCACTAGCTTTAGCTGCTTGCTCATAGAACCAATTGCGACCATTAGGTGTGGATATTAGGATTACCTTACCTTGTCTATCTGACAATGCTGGCCTTAAAGCTCTAGTCCATATGTCTTGTTCTATGAACGCAGCTTCATCTAGGACTAGATATGTGAGCCCGTCGTCCTCTTAACGATCTCTCGTTGTCTGCACCTTTAAAGAGTATTTGAGAACCATTCTTGAACTTAACACGCAGTAGTGTCTCGTGCATTGATTCTATTGCTAGATCTAGGTCATCTATATATTCTTTTAATTCTTCCCAACCTATTTCTCTAGCCATACTTATTGTTGGGGCGACCCACCAGCAATAAGCTTTGGGTGTAGTTAAACAGTGTCTTATGATCTCTTGCAGGGCCATCTTGGACTTACCTACACGCCTACCGCCAACTATTAACTTATAGCGATGGTCATCATCATGAACTATACTCTGATAATCATGTGGAGCATAGTCTAGTTCAACTGTTTTCATTTGGGTGGATATATTATCCCTATACGTTCTATGTCTGCCATTAATGCTGTAGCCTGTCTAACCATCTCATCTGTTTGTTCTGAACAGAAATGGGTATCTATATTGAATATAGTCTTACCACAGGGAGCGCACAGGAATGACATATCTGTAGCGGATAGTAAAGTAAAGGGATGGGTTTTCATTAGTCTTCTTCTTTCGGGGCTGTATCAATCAGATATTTCCAATCAATATATATTTTATAAACATCTAACATGAATCTTTTAGAGATATCTTCAGGGAGAGCATTGGACCATTTAACTATCTCTTCCATGCCTTCTTTATAAGTCTGGGGCGTCGAGTACATCAGAACCCTTCCACTTAAACATTATAGCATAGTCCTCGCCTCTACCCTCAGCTATATCATCTAATCTTTCAATTCTTCCCAATAATAATTTGATATGTTGCCACGACCCATCTTCCTTAGCTTTCTTAAAAGCAATGTCATACAAAGATGGTTCTAGGTCTTTTAACAGCTCTCTGCATCTCTTTCTGACTAATTCCTGAAATTCTGAGTCCTTTCTCCAGACCCTAAGTGTCTCTGATGTAGTATGTGCGTGTTCTGCAATCTCTTTATATTCCATATTGCCTTTGGCTAATAGTTCTATTGCTATTAATTGTTGTTCATTGAATATTTGTTTCATGCCGCGACCATTCTAGTGTGTCTTCTTACTCTTGTTCCATCTCTTCTACTATATGAATCTACATATACTTTAACTCTTTTTCTTGCGAAGGCTGGCATTGATCTATTAAAATTTTCAACCTTCTTTTTGCGTTCATCCCTATCTACAAACACAAAGGTTGTAAAGACTGGTACTGTTAGTCTACCAGCTATATTAGATGCTACTGTTTCTTTTGTAAATGCTGAACCTATACCAATGTCTTTTGCGGCTTTTGCGGCCATCTTAAAAGAGTTAAATGCTGTTTCTGCGGTGCCTACTCCGCCTAAGTTATATGCTTTATGAAGTTGTATTTCTGAAATCATTGCCCTAAAGAATGATCTATATTGAGGGGATTGTAATAGTGCTCTTGGCATCGATGTTAATAATGATTCCATAGCGCCAACTGATAACCCACCAGCAAGACCTCTCGCATAACCAGAAGTAATTGCTTGACCTCTACTCATTGGGAACAAAGCTGCTTCTAATCCCCATCTCGCTGTATCTCTACCTTTAGCCACTAACTTACCTGGGGCTTTACTGGATAGAAAACCAAAAGGAGCTTTGGTTGATCCTAACACTTGGAAAGTCCCAGGTATATTCATCTGTTGAGCTAATAACTCAGTAAACTCTTTTGTATTGATTCTTGCCAATCTTTTAATCATATAATTTTTAGTTAAAAGATCTACTTTATCAATACCTTTATTAAAAATACCAGCTAACTGTTTAGCATTTGATTTACTAAAAACTTGTCCATCTAATAAGTTAGGTATACCTTTCTTTAAGAACTCTTCTGCTAGTGCTGATATCTCTGCTTTGCTTAAACCTTTTAATTCAGCTGCGGCGACCTGAGAAAAGAAGTGCTTAGCAGGCCCGCTACCATATTTAACTGTTATAGCTTTAGCAGAATCAAGAAGAGCTATACGTCCGTGACGTACCAATCGCTAATAATATTCTTTCGAGTATTAGCCACATATATTATCCTTAAAAAGATTCAGGACAGGTTACCTCTTTATAGTCTAATTCAATATCGTCTATGATAATTTGAGTTTCGTTATTGCGAGGATTTCTTTCCAACTTACCAGTTATAGTAACAACATCATTTGATTTTAATTCACTTAGCATCTTTGTTAAGATGATTGGTCTAGATTGCTTGAAAAGTACTATCTGTATAGGTTTTTGTTCTTCCGATTCTTTGATTGCTGAGAATATAACTTTCTCTTTAATCATAGGCATCTTTGCAATTCTTCCAGTTATTTTCATTCGCGGGCATCCTTTAGATTGATTGGATTGATCTGCATAATTAACAATCAACCAACTAATCATTCAATCGATTGACTTGATTGGTATGGTTTATTCTCTCATTTACCAAGCAATCTATATTGTAGCATACAAATACCTAAAATGCAAGGGGGAATGCAAAATATATGATATAATATATTCATGAGAACAGGACCAAAAGGAAATACACCAGATACCCTAAAATCAAGACTAGATATAGATCCTATCACACAATGCTGGATTTATAATGGTCTTAAAGACCGTGATGGATATGGTAGAATGACCTATGAAGCTAAACAGCAGTTTGCTCATAGGTTAGCATATGCCTTTTGGGTTGCCCCTTTAATACCTGGTCTTGTTGTTATGCATAAATGTGATAATAGACCTTGTTGCAACCCAGGACATTTAAAGCAAGATACTCAAGGAGTTAATAACCGCGACTGTTCAGCAAAAGGAAGAAAACCTAAAGGTTCTGCTAACGGTAATGCTAAGCTTACAGAATACCAAGTTAGTAAAATGAGAGAATGGTTTCTCGCAGGTACATCTAAGGAAGAGTTGTCAAAGATCTTTAATGTCTCAAGACTTCAAATCCGTAAGATTATTCGCTTTGAGGCTTGGGCTTCTTAATGCCAAAGGCATCATCACCTGGATCTAAAGCTCGCATTAGCGGTCCCAATATAGCAGCTAAACCAGCTACTCCTAAGGCTTTAAAATCATGATTCCCAGTCAGCCATACGGCTATCATAGCAGATGCCGCGGTTCGGGCATAAGATTCTAGCATATATTTATTCATTATACCCACCCATTGAAAGGATAACGAAACCTTGGAACTCGAGCAGCAAGATCATAGCCAACCAACCTTACACTGTTCGTGTCTAGACTTGATAGCAGAATCTCCCCTTGCGCAAAGTATCGAGACGATAATGTTGCGAGGAACAGGATGCTCTCGTTACGATCAGCCAGATCATCACCGCCAATTGTGGTATCTCCTATCGAAATTGAGCCTACTTTAGAAGAAGAGTTCTCTCTCATGTTTTGGATGATTCTATCATCTGATAAGTTCTGATATAGATTACCTAATGCAATATTTATCTCTGCTTCTTTTATTATTCTTAATGAAGCGTTATATTTGCGGCGGGCAGTATGATCATCAAATTCACTGAATCTTGCAAAGTCCATTTCAGCGGTTCTAAAGTCGATTGTAGCTCTAGCTCTACGCAAAGCAGCAGATACTCTAGGTGCTGATATATCTTCTGGTGTTAAATTAGTATAATCATAGACATCTTGAGTCGTTGCATAGTTTGCACCATCAGTGCTACTAGAAACAGCTAGGAAGGGCGCTGCAGCTACCCAGGTGCCCGCAAACACAGGTTCAGAGAAAGGTCCCTTAACATTATCGGGAACATTAACAAACTGTATTTTATACCATCTTGCATCATTTAGTTCAGTAGCATAATATGATGTAATACCATATTCATAAGTAGTCGCAAGAAATAAAGCATATGATCCATCTTTAATTATTGCTTCAAATATATCTAATCTATTTGAGCCTGTATCTTCTGGTAAAGAAAATGTGATTGCTGTATTTATTAAAGCCATTTTATGTCTCCGATGGTAATATAGTTCTAGTAAAGGGATTTCTTGATGGACCCACAACATAAGCATTCGCTGTGTAATAAGCTATCTGATTATCTACAAATTTTGGAACAACTTGTGATAATTCATATTTATTCCCACCAAATGCCATAAGCCATACAGTTCTCCTTAATTTATTTCCATCATTGATTAAGAAGGTTCTACTTAAATGGAAATCAGGTGGTAAATGTAGTTTTCTCATATCTCTTTCAACATATGCGCCAAACGCTTCATTCCCAGATTGTACAGGGAATGAGTAAGTAACATCTTGAAAGAAAGCCCTTGTATGATAAGAATTATCATGTGAGTAGGATGCTTTATCAGCCATTAGAGACTGCTGTATCGGTTGATATTCTTCAATTAGAACTGAAGTCCCAAATCTATTAAATGCTGTAATGTATTTTTCCGTTAATCCACCAATCAAACCTTCTAGATAATAATTAATATTATCATCAACAGAACCCAAAAGATTGAAATTAAATAATAATTCATTAGTTAATGCTACATCAGCAGTCCAATCAACAAATATAGTTTCTGGATAAGCTTCATCATTTAATAGTTTTTGACCAAAATATGATGGCTCTCTATCAATCTGTATCGTAGTATTACAGTTTCCAACATTATAAGCAATTCTTATTTCTCCTGGATTACTAAGATTAACAAGACCAGTACCAACTGGTCTAAAAAATCTGAATCCAGATACGTTATTTTCTATAGCAGATGCAGCTGTTTCTTCGTCTGATAGAACATATGTTGATCCGTCTTCCGTGTGCAATACCCTAACATAACCTCTAGCAAAACCCCCATGATTTCTCACATACCCTAACATGAACCCCTGTAAACCAGCAATCATGACAGTCCTACCAGTTTTTAGACTAGTCGCTACATCTGTATAATCTGTTTGACCAGCTGTCTCGGCAATGGTTGCCGCTGCAGACCAAGTTACTCCATCATCTACCGATATTGAATACTTCTGCGAAACGTCAGTCCCTGCAACATTCGTTTGATTCCAAAAGGCACAAAGGTTTCCATAAGAATCTCTTTCAAGATTAAGATCATCTATATCTGCCAGAGGTGTAGTAAGAATTGTGACAGGAGCTGTAAATGCTGCTGTCAACCTATCGTAGGTTAAATAAACTACTCTTATGTTAGTGCTAACCTCTCTTAATCCTAGGATATGAAGTTTCTCATCATTTTGTGTGGTTGTTGAGATTAGAGAAAAATAGTCTGCATCAGTTGTTGCATACGTTCCACCATCTGATGCAGCATTATAAGTATGGTTAAAGAACTGTACTGTTACTGCACTACCTCTTACATAAGTTAAATACATTCCATTATCACTATAGGTAATATCAAACCATAGATCATCCATATCAGTAGCGATTATCTGTACCCAGGCTGATGATCCACCAAAATCTGTAATCTTAGTTATAGTATTTTCTTCAACTGTGAAAAGAAATACTTCAATATCATATCTCTGTCCACCAATATTTGCTGCTTGTGTGTTGAAGAAACTATGATATAACGTCAACATCTTTCTTTCTTCATTATAGGATAGATGCATTGTCGGACCATTTGTATTCAAATTCTCTACAGAGGTTCTAAAATAAGTCTGACTAAAAACCCCAGACCACATTCTCTGCCAACTAAATCCATTATCAGATGATTTATAGATATTAATAGATTGACGTACGTGGCCTTCTCTTACAGCTGCCCACAAAATTCCATTATCTTGAGAGATAAGCGCTTTCGTAACACCACCTTGAACTATTAGACCTCTTGAGTTCCAAGAGGTTTCAACAATTCCCGTGTTAGTATAAATTGAATGACTAGGCATTTGATTGTGCTACCTTTACTAAGAATGTACCAGTACCTATGACATCAAGATAGTTAACATTAAGCTTGACATACACTATATCAGATATACCTTTTGGCGGTATATTCTCTATAGTAACTGAATTTGAATAAGTTATATTGTCGGTTGATAATTGAACAGCTGTCAATATTACAGCTTCTCCTGAACCTATCGTTAATACATAGTCTGATTTAACATCATCTGGATTACCAATCCTAAACAATAATTTCTTTACAGAATTATAAAGCATCCCGCCATAATCTAAATGAGTTAATACTGCGGCATCGGCTGTACTTAATGAGGTATCTTGTGCTGATATAAATTTGATTATGCCAAGTGTCACTGTTGGTGCATTACCACCAATTGCTACATTAGAGACTACTGTGGTAACCGAGTCTCCTATTTGCACTTGTGAAGTAGTATTATTAATTGTTATGTTAGAGACTACTGTGGTAACCGAGTCTCCTATTTGCACTTGTGAAGTAGTATTATTAATTGTTATGTTAGAGACTACTGGAGATACTACTGCATCAGTTAAGATTACTGAAGTAGTATTATTAATTGTTATGTTAGAGACTACTGTAAATATTATTACACCAGTTAAGATTGCTGAAGTAGTATTGTTAACAGTTACATCGGAAACTACTGGAAGTATTGTTATATTAGGGATTACTGAAGTAGTATTGTTAACAGTTACATTGGAAACCACTGGACTTATAGATAGACCACCTTCGAATACTGAAGTAGTATTGTTAACGGTTACATTGGAAACCACTGGTAATACGGTCACTCCCGTTGCTACTGTTACTACTGAAGTAGTATTGTTAACAGTTACATCGGAAACCACTGGACTTATAGATACGGTCACGCTTGGATTAACGAATGTTATAGTTCCACTAGATGTAAATTTATATACTTTATGTGAACCATCTGTGGTTATAGTTGGAGAACCAGTTGATATTGGGGTCTGAGAATTTGCAGTTAAAAACCTTAATATTACTACACCACTACCACCATTACCACCACTTTCACGTGCACCACCAGTATCATTTGACGCCCCACCGCCGCCGCCGCCGCGTTCAGCAGTTCCATTAGTTCCTGCTACGTTTGAAGTTCCACCACCAGCACCTCCACCACCAGATCCTGCAGTACCACCAGTTCCTGTATTAAGCGTTCCACCACCGCCACCACCAGCATATGTTATAGAAGTACCTGTAATAGAATTAGCAGCACCGTTACCTCCAGCACCACCATTACCGCCTGAAGGGGCTGCACCAACTGCACCTTTACCGCCGCCACCTCCAGCATCACCATAAGTGGATGGGTTTACACCAGAACCATTTCCACCAGCATTTCCCTGGCCCGATGTTCCTGCACC